TATCCGCACTCTTAATAGTAGCACTTGTGTCAACACGAACTTGGCGTTTATATGTACCTATTGGGGCGTTCCGTATGAAACCCAAGCCTGTTGTGCCGTTGACCGTTACAGAGGAACTGATATCTGCCCAGTCAAAGCCGCTAACAGCGTTGCCACTAGAATCTACCAGCCGAGCTTGGACAGTAGAAGGCTGCCCACCAGAGAAAGTAAAGACCACAGGCACATCAGCTGTCGTATCATTACTGCTGGCAGAGGGTTGAATAACAAACGTGCCAGTGTAGGAGCCTGTTTGAGTCACCTGAAACGGTGTCATGGTAATGGCAGTGGTAGGCGTTGCCACTGCGCTTGCTTGAAGCGGCTTGCCTCCTAACAAAAGAAGCTTGCCGCTTGCGCCCAAAATAAATTGGGCAGCCATTACGAGATCACCCACGTTACCGGAGTGCCGGTGCCATCATCGAACGCCTTGGTCGAGCCGTCCGAGAACATGACCCATAGGATATATGTACCTGCCGAGCCGTAGGCGTTGAGCGAGTTAGCGGGCCAGAACGTACCGTAGAGATTACTAGAACCATCTGCCCAGCTTCCGTACGCTTTACCAGCCTGAACCGTAGTGGTATTACCCGCAGCGGTATTGCCGTTACCAGAGTTGGCTGCAACCACACTGTCTGTGAACACCGCTGGACATGGGTTACCCTGCTTACCCCAGACAAACTTGATATCAGCACCGTTCGGGGTTGCCGCAGATGCAGTCTGTGCTGTACGAATATTGATCCGTGGCGTGACCGAGCCGCAATATGCGTTCGGAGTGCCACTACCCATCGTGCCAGCAGCGAAGGTTGGAGTACCGCTGTTCGATGATGTTAGCGCGTACTGACTTGCCATTGTTGTCCCAGCACTTGGAGTCGTCGTGTAAATGTTCTTTGTGATAGACGAGGTAGTGCCCGCAGCATCCACGAATACAAAGTAGACATAGTATGTTGTGATAGGGTTAAGGCCAGTGAAAGTGAAGGACTGCGCACTTGCGCTGTTGTTTGCCACAGCCACACCGTTGCTCTTGACCGTGGTAGCTGTCTCACTGTAGCTTGAACTCAGGAGGCGGTACAATGTGCCGCCAGCTTTGTTAGGAGTGGCACTCGCCGTGATGGTGCTGCTGGTAGCCGAGAAGTTTGCGCTGCTTACGGACAAAGACGGTGCAGGATCACTTGCAGGTGTTGCGAACGATGCGCTATTAGAAACGTTAGACTCTTGCGACGAGCTGTCAACATGAACAAAGTGTGCATAATATGTGGTAGATGCCGTCAAACCTGTTCCATAAACATACTGCGTGCCACTAGCTGTAACAGACTTTGTAAGGTTGGCTGCTTTAATAGTTGCAGAAGTTTCAGTGGCGTTAGTAGAGAACAAATAGTACAACGTACCAGTATTAGATGTCGTAGAGACGGAACCAACTGCTGTAGTTGTACCACTATTCACGCCAGTAGGCGAAGACAAAACAGGAGTGGCTGGAACAGCATTGACAACATATGCCGTCGATGTGCCAGAAACTAGAGTGCTGTGGTCACGAACAGAAATTGTCCTACTGGTGCTTGCAGAGCTTGGCGTAATGTTAAACGACCATGTACCATTAGCGTTGATAGTCGGGCTTGCTGCCGCTGTCCACGAACTAGGTGTTCCACCGTTATCTGTAATCTGATAATCCAGTGCAGTAGGCTGTGTCACAGTCCATGTACCAGAAAGCGTGTATTGGGTGCCGACTGTCTGCGTACCGGGATTGGTAACAGTGATGGTCTGCGTACCGGGCGAGGTGACTGCAAACGTGCCAGATGTTGCTGTCACAGTTTGATTGTTACGGTCTCGCACGGAGATTGTTCGGCTTCCCACAGCAGTGCCGGGCGTGATACTGAACGAGTATGAACCTTGGCTGATGGTCGGAGAAGACACTTGTGTCCAAACACCCGCCGTATCGTCACTAAAGCGGTAATCCAGTGCAGTAGGCGTGCCGTTAGTGTATCCGCCAAGCACAGTGAACGGAGTTCCAACAACCTGTGCAGAAGGTGTATTAACCGTGAGAGCGTATGCAGCGTTGACATTAAACGAAGCCGATGTTCCAGATACAAGCGTAGTGTGGTCCCTTACCATCACAGTTTGGGATGCATTTGCACTTGGTACGGTCACACCAGTGATTGTAAAAGTGCCTCCACTAATCGTTGGCGAAGCAGCAGCATTCCATGTGCTACCACCATTAATCGACCAGTCAAGCGCAGTAGGTGTACCATTCGTATACGTGCCACTAACAGAGAAAGATGTACCTGCGGTTTGGGTGCCGGGAGATGTGACAGTGATGGTCTGCGATGGAGAGCCTACGAAAATAGTCTTTAAAGCACCGACAGTAATGGAGTACGTCAACCCGGTAGATGGGTCTTGAATCGGCAATACGCAGGAATCAGATGGTGTGCCACTGAATGCAGTTAGGCCATTAATAGCAACGCCGTCATCAGTTGTGACAACTTTACGGAGCCAAGCGCCCGGAATTGTATTAAACACGTTAACACTGCCGGCAGGAAAACTAACTGCCGCACCAGCATTAGAGCTAGAGATAATCGTACCTTTAGTCAGTACGGTGCCACTAGTAATCGTGTAGTAGGCTTCTTCCCAGTCGCCCGTAGTAGGGTTTTCAACCATGAACGGAACGCCCGTATCTCCCACTTTAATAGCAGTGGCATCAGACGCAGCAGTTCCAGCATCGATAACTTGTTGCAACGTGCGAGCACCAGAGGCTGCACTCCCTAACGTCAGTGTAGAAATAACCCCTGACGAAACTGTTGCTACAACTTTAAGTCGGGTAGATAGTTTCATACTTCACCCCTTTTTTAGGTATCAATCTGAATCGAAAGTGCGGCAGCAGAAAACGAAGGGGCGGCATCGCCGCTATTCACTGTTTTAGAAGTTGTCAAAGAGCCATACCACAGTTCGTTACCAGCTGTGGCTGCATCAAAAATGCCAATACCAACAATTGTACCCCAGCCAGCAGTGGGGGCAGGAAACGTGATAGCATTATTATTAGATGTTGTTCCGCCAGTACCGGTTGATGCAGTAGTTGTACCTGTGCCTTGTGTACCAGCCCAATTAGCCAGCGACGACGTAACAGCAGCGCGAGCGTAGGAGCCACCAGATACCTCCACTCGTTGGGAGCCGGCGTCATTATCTGCCGTAGTAAACAATGCAACATAGAGAGTTGCAGGAGGAGTAAAAGTTTGACCACGGAACACGAAGTCAATAATTTTATTTTCGAGGTAATCCGACATCGCTGCCATGCTATATTCCTTTAATTGTTGTGTTTATTCACGAATGTACAATTCGTACAAAATGCAATTATCTTGTGCCAACGACGGGTTCAATTGCTTTACCGTTACAATTTTATAGGTTTTATCACTGATCTTGAGAAAATCTCTGTTGGCGTGTAAATGTGGCAAGGCAATACCCACTTCTGTTTTCTGCGGAGGTTGAACGTACACTTGTTTGTCGCCGGTTTGAACAAGAGTGTTATTAGCAGTACCTTCGCCCTCATTCTTACGAACGTAGTCAAACACCATAATATTCACTGGATAATCTTGGTACGTTACAATGTTTTCAGATGTCTCAGGGTCGTATGCTTCAGAGATTGCTACACTGATGTTGGCTGTTGTTCCAAACTTAGACATCATCGATGCGACTGTGCGGTCAAATCCTGTAATCATGTTGGAATCTCTGGATTGGCAAGATTAGCTACATCACCACTATAAGGGTCGAACGGACCAACAGCAATCTGGTGAAGGCGTTCGTCAGATGTAGGACGATTTTGTGCGTTGGTAAAGTCTTCTTTAAATTGCAGGATTGGGTGAAGTTCATCAGCACCTGCAACATACGGAATTGGACAGGTCTGATTCAGAGCAGGCTCTTTGATAACAAGCCTCAGGAACTGAAGGTATTGATTGAACGCTTGCTGCCCATACACCTCCACAATGCCCATTTTCTGCTGTGTATCAAATGCAAGGCCAGCAAGAATGTATTGTCCGCATAGAATCGTAGCTGCGCGAAGATTGTTGTTGGTATCCGTGAGTGCACTTTCGTACACTTCGTCAGGTAGACGTGGAATATCAAGATAATCACCAAGACGGTAGCGCAGCTTACCGACAGGGGAGTTAAGATCGATAAGTGGCATCTTTTTCTCCTAGTAGAATTGACAAAAAGCCCTCCGAAGAAGGCTTTTCAGCAAGTCAACTAATTAGTTGCTCGACACCAGCTTGATAATCGAAGCAGGGCGGGTCGGGAAGTACAGCGGAGCAGCTTCCATCTCAAACTCAACGAATTCGTCGCGCGGATCGATGTACTGACGCACGAAGATTTCTTGGCCCGGTTGGTTGGCTTCCGAAAGCTTATTCGACGGACCAGCATAACCACGGAACAGGTCGCGCACACCTTCAGCAAATGCGATACCACTGTTGTCAGCGAAGGCTTGCTCAGTGGTGCCGCCCGGCAGGTTGAACGTTGCATCGTACGACACGAACTTAACACCGCGCAGTTGGAACGCATCCATGATGCCCCACTGCATATACGACGTGGTATCGTCACGCAGAACAGCATTGCCGTTACCTTGTGCCATGTAGAACTGATAAGCATTCTTAACGTTCGGATGCGAAATCAGTTTGTCGTAGAACAGCGGATCAACCAGAACTTGCAGACCCGAGATAGCACCACCATTCATGACGTTGGTTGCAACAGCCTTCTTCAGTTGACGGATGATCGAATCAACGTTCGTGGCCGGAGTGCCAAGCAGGAAGTCAATCTGAGTTTGCGAGATGCCGAATTCACCGTACATGTCAGCGACAACAGTGCCATCAGGAGTCTTGAAAACACCTTTCAATGCTTGCAGCTTCATGTACTCTTGGGTTTGGTCCCAAGCGCGGCGCATATCCGTCATCTTTTCAGCAGTGGCACGACCATACGTTTCCGAATCGGTCGAACCCGGCACACGCCAGCTTTGGATGTCTTCGTTCGTCAGGCGATCTTCGTGTTTGAAGTACGCCAGTTTCAGAGCGAAGGTATCAGCTTTGCGCTCGTGACCTTCCGTCGAAGCTTTAGCGCCGCGATTCACTTGCGGCAGCAGCGTGACGTTTGCATAGTCTTTGTCGAAGACGATTGCGGTCTGATTGGTCGATTTGACTTGGAACAGGTTTTGGCTATTGATATAGCCGTATTGCAGAGGAACTTGCGAAATCGAGTCAACGAAGTCGGCGTTTTTGAAACTATTGAAATAGTCGCGAATAGTCAGGCTCATTTAAATCTTCCTTTATTTATTAAACGCCAGTGCGGACGTGAATGTTTTTAGCGCGCAGAGCGTTGTAGACAGTGGTTTTGTTGCCCGAAGTGACGGTATCTTTGAATTGCAGTCCTTGGTCCACAACACCAGCATGACCAACACGCAGAACCGTCAGCGTATAATCGCCCGGAGTCAGCGACGGAACGTCAACAACCGTATCGATCAGCACAACCACATCAGCATTCAGCGTTGCAACGTCAGCGTTAGCAACCCATTTATATTTGCTCGTACCGTCAAATTGCAGGACAGCGCCAACATCCATGCCAGCAGCGACCGTAACAGTCACAGCACGACGGCAGACACCATGTTCAGGCATTTCTTCAAAAGCGAGAACACCCGACAGTTTATTAGAGCGCGAGGCCAGTTTCGTCATTATTTCGATTCCTTCTTAGCGGATTTCTTAGGGAGGTATTTATTAAAATGTTCGACTTTCGGCTCATCTTTAGCGTCTGCCTTAGTCTCAACGCCGACTTCTTGGAACATCTCACTTTTTGCCTCGGCAGTAGCATTGGTGTTAAAAATTGCAAGGAACGATTCAAACTGCGCTTCGTCCATTTGTTCAGTAGCAGCCATAAATGCATCAGCTTTTTCAGTGCCCATAGCAGCTACAGCTTTTTCTTTGCGTGCATTCATTTTTGCAGCAAGGGCGTCGGCTTCGGCCTTAGCCTTTTCTTCAGCAGCAGCATTCAGAGCAGCTTGTGCTTTTTCAAGCTCAGCCTTAGCGGCAGTCAGTTCTTCCGAAACCAGAGCAAAACTTGCTTTCATTTCAGAGAGTTCTGCCATCACAGCTTCGATTGCAGGCTTATCGCCAGCAGAAGCTTCAACGGTTTCGGTCGTCATCTCGACTTTTTCCTCTTCTTGGTTAAAAAACTTTTTAAGATGATTCAGCATTACGCTTTTCCTTTATGCTTGTCAGCCACATAGGCCGAGAATTGTTTGTGATCCATAACCTGATTCACCAGACCGAGATTGAGTGCATCAGCAGCGTGGAACATCTTTGCGTCCCAAGACAGGATGTCCGCAGTCGGAATACCTGTGTACTTATTTACATGCTCAGCAAACAGTTGACCAAGACGGCTCACTTCGTCTTGCATCTCAGCCAAAAACTCTTTCGAGAAACTTCCGTCTTCTGCAAAAGGAGTTTTACCGGGAGTGCTTGCGATATAAATTGGCTTCAATCCAGCCATCTCATAAGCTTTAGATTTATCCATCAGAGCAACAACGCAACCGACAGAGCCAGTTTCAGCGTCAGGGTGAATAATCACCTCATCAGCGGCAACGTTAAGCGCAAGAGATGCAGAAGCCGACATAGTGTCGATGTAAGCGAACCATTGAACGCCAGCTTCATCACACATTGCACGAAGGTCGTTAGCAGTACTAAACACATGGGATGCCTGACCACCGGGGCTAGAGTGCACAGTGATAAGAGTTGTAACACCATCATCGATAAGCATTTGTGCTTGCTCAAGAATTCCTTGGTATGAGCACCCTTGTACCTCTCCACACGCACCCACAACAGGTTTGTAAGAGAGGGCACCGTCAATGGCAATCTCACCAATTTTATTCATCTGTTTTGGCTTGACAGGCTCCTTAGAGCCTTCTACAATCTTGGAGAACTCGACAGAGTTACGATGACTAAGGTATTCAAGAATCGATTGAGCAGCTTCGGCCCGAATCAAGTGCGGAGTGTTATAAAGGCTCTCCGTGAACCTAAAGAGGGAATGTGCCATTGTGCTCCTATGCGGCGTTTTCGTTATTGCCCGTCGATGAGTCCTTCTTAGTGGGCTTCTTTGCTGTTCCATCGTAGGGCGTCTGCATGCCCTCACCCGAGTTACTAGACTCCATCGTGAACTCAATGTCGTCAATCTTGGTATCGTCAGGAAGCTCAGCAATACCATAAGCTTTACGGAGTCGATTAATCGTAGCAATGTCCTTAGCAATCAAACCAATCGAGCCAGTGCGTTGCAACAGCTTACCAAGTTCATCAGCAGACATTTCAGAAATATCGCCATGGACAAATTTTGGCAGACGTTCCAAGGACCAACCATTCAAGCTGAAAAGCTGTGGGATAAGATCGTTGTTCAGCACGTCAGCAATCTCATTCAGACGGTGACTCATCATAAGCGACACAAGATTTGTATCCGAGTCAGCAAGGCTGAAGGAGCCAAGTTCAGTAACTTCTTTGAGGATGTCAACGCCAAGTGCGGAGTAGATTTCGCTGTGATATCGTTTGATAACAGCGTCAATGTTGGCCCCGTTAATGCCTTTTTTCTCAAGCAAACTCAAGTCGAAAAGGTCAGCTTTGCTTGTTTCGTCAATGCGACGAGGGAAGATGATGCCTTTATTAGTACCAGCTTGAATCGTATCGAGAAGCTTCTGACAAGCAGCATAAACAGCTTTCATATCATCAGGGGCGTCTGCTGCCATGTACTCGGGAGGGAGCTTGATGACAGGAAGTCCGTTAGATTCTTTAGCAACTCCAAGCAGTTCTTGGTCGCGAAGCATGTCCATCTGCTTCCACGCCTTATAACAGCTTTTCAGGATGGAGTTGCCAGTAGGATCGCCCTTTGTAGGGTCTGCACGGAACAGCAGGAACTTTTCACGCTTGATTGGGATAAGACCGTGCTCATTAGCTTGATCCATGAACAGTGCGCCATGCTCAAGATTGGCGATAGACTGCTCGCAGCCAAGTAGGTCACGCCCGTCTTCAGAGAACGTCCAACGGATAATAGTGTCTTGTCCGCGAGGGGAAAGTTTGCGCAAACCTACGAGGCCGTCGTTGAAGCGCGAGCCATTCTTGTAGAGGCGGCGGCGATATACTTTTTCTTCTACTGCGAATCCAAACTGAAGGTAAGAAATAACATCAGAGAGAAATTCGGGCCACGTAACTTCCATATCGTCCATGCAGGATCGAACAAATTTAGCACGTTCTTTTTCTTGATCTGTGGCGTCAACTGGAGGAACTACGTCCCAAGGTACTCGGGAAAGCAACATGCGATAGACGTTTAGAGCAGATGCAATAACTGCATCATTCGTCATATCCCGTACAGTGCGGTAGAAATTTGGATGGTGGAAGGCACGCTGGGGATCATCGATCACTTTCCCCCAAATTGTGCGGAGGCCAACAAAACCACTTTCTCCGAGAGAAATCCGAGGCACGGCTTGGCCGTCATCAGCCGCTAGAGCAGCAGCCGAATTGTCTTTTGGCTTTTTAGCTGCCATTAGTGCTCCTTTTTATTTACTGAAACGGATAATAACATGAGGTAACAATCTTGTCAATTATTGTGCCACTATCCGTTTTATTGTGATATTATAGGGAGGGGATGGGTGAGGGTTGGGTGTTTACCTGAAGTGCAAAAGACGGCATGACCTGCTGTCTCATAAGGAAATTTGCTGCATCAGCCACGGCATCACATTGGTCATTCTTCTCGTTCCTGCCACCTGTAAAATACTCAAGCTCCATGAGGAGATTTTCAATCCACCTGTCTCCATCTTCATCCCTCACAATCTTAACTTTGCCAGCTTCAGCCATAGCAAAGAAAGGCTGTGCCCTTTGTAATTTACCGGAGTGACCGCTAACTTTAACAGTTTTCGTGATTAAACCTGCTTCAGAAAGAGTTTGAACAAAGAACAAATGGGCGGCAGCACCGCCTGCACCGGGGTCTTTTGGAATAAGGATTGGAATATCTGTGCCATCTTTATAACCAGTTTCGATTACATCCTTCATAACACCGTCCGTTAGTTTCCGGTATCTACGAATATGCTCAATGTATAGCGTCCCATCGGGCGTACGGCTTAGAAGTGCCCCTACCGTGTAATCGGGATCGCGCGCGGAACTAGAGTGGCTTGGCTCCTCTGACGCGGCAAAGTCGTACGCTCGTACGCGGCCTGTCACCTTTGTAGGAGCTTTATCTACAATCTCAACCCACTCACGTTTGAAGTAAGATTCGCCTGCCTCCCGCGCCGTCCAAGAGCCGTGCAGGAATCGTAACTGGTTAACATACGGCTGAGAGAGAAGGTTTGCGAGATATGTGGTATTGCGCGGGGGAAGAAGATAAGGATTATCAAACACGCCTGTCGGAATAAACCTAAAACTCTTTGGCATGAACAGCTTATCTGGTGGATGCTTTTTAATCTCTTCTTCTGACATTCCGCGAGCGTAAATCATGTTACGAGGCTTGCCATGCAGTTCAAAGCACTCTTCAGCAGAGTCTGCCCACAACACTTGGTTCTCAATTGTTACGAACCATCGAATCCGATGCTCTGTACCGGGGAGTGGCACACCGTCAGGACCAAGGCTGTAATCTACCCATTTCTTTAAAAAAGAATTGATGTCAGGATTACAAGAAAGGTACATCTGCGGATAAATCTTACTGTGCGCAGAGCGAATACGAGACAGCAAGAACAAAACTTGCTTTTCAGTCCACTTATCACCAGCCTCGTCAATAAGAACGCGGGTAAGCTGAGAACCTTGCCAAGAGCCTAAGTCGTCGTCAGACGCGATGGCAGAAAATGCGATAGATGCACCTGACGGAAAGCGCCACACCATAGCCTGCGATTTATAATCGCCACCAAATTCAGAGTAGATATTGCGGCTTTCGTCAATCAGACCACCTTGACGCTTAAGTTCTGGTGCGGTCCTACGGAAAATTGTGCAGCGGAAGTGTGGGTCGTGGATTCCGTCTAGGTTACGGATCAGGCAGGTTGCAGATTTGCCCCCGCCAGCGCCGCCCCCTAGAAGGATCACATCAGTAGTCTTATCTGTTAGAATAAGACGTTGCTTTTCGCTTGCGGGACCATAGACTTTCTTTTGCTTCTTTTCTGTCATATGTATTCCCTAATTAATTCATCTATTCTTCGGTATAGATACGCCCGGTTTACCGTATAAAAACATTCTGTGTATCCGTCAAATTTATGTTTCGGGCTGTCGTGATATCTGCGAAGATCATTAAGTATGATTGTCTCGATATCGGAACATTTCTTACCTGCCATTGGGTAGTATGCAACTACTGAAAATTGCTCCCCGTAAGCTTTACTGACAACCTTAGCTCTGTACGCGGCGTCGCCGTTAGTAATACCAATCTTGGTTATATCTCCGCAAGACAAGATATAAAGCTTTCCTTCTTCCTCTGGTCTATACCCGAAAAGATCAGTATGGCACTGACAACCCAAACCGTTCAGAATTTCTGTGGGCTTCTTTTTAAAAAGAGCGCCGCAGTCGTTGCACAGAATATCCACATACGTTCTGGCATTCTTATACGCTACAAGATCGTAACAATACCTTCCGTTATCAATCTTTTTAGCTGCCTCCACAAACTGTTCTTTGGTATGACTTCTTGCGCGGCGCAACGAGTTATTTCTGCATGTAGAACAACCTTTTGCATAAAGATGTACGTAAGGCGTTTGCATGAACCATGTGCCACAAGTCTTGCACCCAACTTCTATTTTTGTTCTGGCGTTTATATACTCGACACGTGAATAATCAAATTCCCGTCCAAGTGGTGTTTGCACTGCCAGAGCTTTCTTAATGAACTCTTCAGTGTTACTTTTATTATGTGCTACTCTTTTCTTCATGCTTACTCCTACACGAGTTAATAAACGTGGCTATCCGATGGTGTAGCACCGGAAGAGGGATCAATTCTTATCGCCACAAAACTTGAAACAACAAAAAGCCACACAGCATCCCTGCCGTGCAGCCTCCTTAAATTGGTGGAACGACGCCAGCCAACCTGCCCGTCCCTTCAGTGACCTACAGCCACCCTCACCATGTGCCCGCTTTCGCGGATATGCCCAATCGGAGCGAAGTCCCTCTAGGCAAATTTGTTACGTGTATTAGCGTCACCCCACCTCGGGCATCTGACCTTCCGACGATGATGCTGCAACCGGATTCTTATTCCTTACAGGCAGGGCACTCGACCCACTGACCGTTTTCGTACATACCCCGCTCATTATGGCAGCACCTACACAACTCCAATTTAGGTGCGGCGTCCATGCCGTGGCCTTTTGCGCCGCCAGAGATTTTTACAGACCAATCAATAGCGTCAAACTTCTGCTTAAACTCTTCTTGTGTTACACTGTACGAGCGTGGACGACTGCCCTTGCCCGTGTCCCAATGATACGTTTTCTTATTTTCTTCAGACATATATTCTCCTTTATTCATGGCGGGAATTCCACCCGCTCTTAGCTTCTCTTGAAAGCCTCGTCAGCCGTAAGGCTAACAATCCCAAGGTAGTAGGATTAGGTTATAGTTG